GAGGTGAAATGAGTCAGGTGACCAAAATCGGCCCCTGGGGCGGAGCACTCTTTATGTGGATCTGCCTGGGCACGGAACGCCGAATGGATGACCGTTTGGTTGACTGGCTCTTCGAGCAGGAAATCCGGGCCTGGCTGCTTTTCCAAATATCCCCGTTGGTTTTGGGGAATTGTTGAGGTGAAATGATTTTACCCACGGCCCGCCGCCCTCTCCTTCGCGGGGCTCGCTGACTCGCGTACCAAGGGGCGATGCCGAGGCGGATTGCCATTTACGGGCCGATACCGAAGCACGGCCAATCGCCCCACCAGGCGCGGGCCCCGGAGCGAAATCCGGGGCAGTCTCTTGAAAGTAGCACAGGTTTGAAACCTGTGCCACCGAAGACCCGGGCCCGGCACGGGTAGTAATAGCGGGGGAAAAGGATGGAGCAGGGAAAGAAAGACAAAGTGCCGGTGAACGTGGCGGCCCGGATCGTGGGGAAGTCTCAGCAAACCGTGCGGCGTTGGGTCCAGTCGGGTAAACTCGACTACGAGCGGGAAAGCCCGCGCAAGACCTTGATTCCCCGGGCCGAATTGGAGGCGCTGCGGCAAGAGGATTGAGGGCCACAGGCTGGAAGCCTGCGCTATCGAAAAGCTCAGAGAGGGCGGGATTTTCCCGCCCTTTTTTGTCCGGGAAAGATTAACGCTCATTTTGAAAAGATTAACGCTCATTTTCCAGATAAACCCTTGATTTTTTGCTTAAATGGAAAACATGGATTCAAAAACGGCAACCTGAAAGGGAGAAAGACCATGAGAAGTCACAAGTTCTGGATGTTTGCGATCCTGAGGTTGCTCCTGGCACTGTTCATCCTCGTCTTGCTGGCCTTGGCGGTGGGTTGCTGTGAGAACCCCGATGCCATGAAACAGGTCCAGGCCACAATGTCCACCTTGGAAACCCTTTATCCCGCCGTGGTGGCTTCGGCTACTGCCATCGCCGGGAAGGAAGTCATGCCGGGGACGCAGGACGAACGGGTTAAAAGCACGATTGTGGCCACGGATACCGCATTGGCCCTGGGCGGCGGATTGCGCGACCAATATTGCGTTAAAAAGGGACTTGCCGATCAGTTAAAAATCCAGACTCAGCAAGTCCAACAAGACGCGATGGCCGCCGGGATACCGATCCCCACGCCAAACCCTATACCGAACGCTCCGGCTCCGGCCCAGTAAGCCAGGCCGGTTCTCTCCGGATGGAGACGGGTCAATTTTACTCACCTCCCAACCGGGGAGTCTTTGCCGATTGGAACCGGGCGGAGCAGACGAAGTTCGACTGGTTCTTCGAGATCCCGGTCGGGGCACTGTGGAATAACCTCAAGCAGTTTGAACGGGACGACGGCGAATGAAAAGAATTTGCCTGGCCCTGCTCAGATGGATTTTAGGACCGAAGCTGACCGCGGCCCTGAAAGGCGGCCAGGCGGCCTATGAGGCCGAGGACCAAAAAGATCAGGACGCCGCGGTGGAGGCCAAGGCCGCCGAGATCCAGCAGATCCACTCCCGGGTGGAAGCCAAGAAGGATAAGGCCCATGAAGAAGTGGTTAGTGCCGCTGATCCTGATGCTGTTGTTAATCAGCAGTTGCGGGACCTCGGCCTCGTTGCCGGCGATAAAAACGGCGACTCCTGAAATAGTCGCCAAAACACACCTGCCCCGGCCGACGGTAAAGATCAAACCGGCTGATTTGAGCAATCCGGTGGCCCTGAAAGAGGCGCTGCGGGATCTGAAGATCCAGTCGGACGCAGTCTATGACGATTATCTCAAGAGGTAACGCCGAAGCATGACCAAAGACGAAACCATTAAGGCAATTCGGAATGACTGCATCGACCTTGGCCTCGACCTGGTGGACCAGATCGCCTACGTCCTGGGAACGGTCGATTGGGAAACCGGCCATACCTTCCAGCCGGTGCGGGAGGCTTTTTGGAAGAATGATGCCTGGCGGAAGGCGCATCTCCGTTATTTCCCTTATTATGGCCGCGGTTACGTGCAATTGACCTGGAAAGCCAATTATCAGGTCTATGGGAAGAAACTCAATATCGACCTGGTGGGTAATCCTGACCTGGCAATGCTCCCGGAAAACGCCAGGTTCATCCTGATCGACGGTTTCAAAACCGGGGCCTTCACCGGCAAGAAACTCGCCGATTATATCAATGAGGACGGCACGAATTTTATTGCGGCCAGGAAATGTATCAACGGTCTGGATAAGTGCCATGAGATCGCGGCACTGGCGGAAAAATACCGGGATAAAATGAATCAGGAGGTTTGAGGGCGATGAAAAAATATCTGCAATCCAACACGGTGCGGTTGGGCCTGGCGGCCATTTTGGCGGGGATTACGGCCTATCTGAGCGGCCAGGTGGATGCGGGCGGGGCATTGCTCCTGGTCCTGACCGGCGTCATCCAGGTCATCCAGAGGTCGATAAAGTTGAACAAGGATGGCACTTCGGCAGTTCCCGGCGAATTCCCCGGCATCGATGCCGGTCCGGGTATGGGGCAATAGATGGACCCGGTTAGCCTGCACCAAATTATCGGCCTGGCGGGGGCACTCCAAATCGGCGGCCCCATCCTGGCGGTGCTGTTTATCTGGTGGATCGACCGCCGGGACATCGCCAAGATCCTAAGGCAGAACGTGGAACAGTTGACCACTTACCGGGAAGACACCAAGAAAATTTTAGAACGTAATGAAAAACAGTTTAACAACGTGGTGTTGATGTACCAGAACAACACCGAGTTAGTCAAAAGTTACGATAAGGTCTCCCGGGATTTCCGGGAAGTGGTGGTGGCCAACAGCACCATCTGCGCCAATCTCAATAACGCCATCATCCATAATATGTTTTGCCCTTTGGTCAGGAAGGAAATGGGGACCTAAACCATGAGCGACGAGCGCGTTAAATTTGAGGGGCGCCTGGCGGTGAACCGCCGGGAACGGGGCGAAACCCAGTTGCGGCTGCAGGGCCTGTTGCGTTCCTTGCGGGATCTGCTGGACCCGATCCTGCCGGTGGAGCGTCTGGAAACGGAGATGATCGCCGCCCAGGCCGTGGACCTGGCCAAAGTCCAGGTCAAATATCGGGAACTGCTGAAAGAGGCGAACCTGATCAAGTCGGCCCTGGGGAAATAGATGGCGCCGCAGGAATACTCCTGGGAGGTCCGGGAGCGGGCCAAAGAGTTATACGTGGTGGACGGCCGAACCTTCGAGCAGGTGGCGACCGCAACCTCCGTCTCGGTGACCCAGTTGAAGCGTTGGTCGGCGGAAGAGAAGGAATGGGCCGAAAAACAGGAGGAAAGTACAGGTTTAAAACCTGTGTCACAAGATTGGCCCGAGGCGAGAAGGGTATTCCGCCTGGCCCTGGGGGTAATCCGCCGGGACAGCACTCTGCTCCGGGCCAAGTTGATCACCAACGCCCTGGGCGGCGGCGAGTTCAAGCAGGTGCTCTCCGCCGCCATGTGGGAGAAGACCCAGGCGCATAAGGATTTGGTAGGGCAGGCGTCCCGCCTGCCGGTGGAGGAGACTCCAAAAACCACAGGCGAGACGCCTGCGTTACCGATTATCAAGACCCCCCAGGACGCGGTGGCGGCCCTGGAAGTCGTGGTGGCCCAAAGGATCAACCTGATGGCCATGAAGCCGGAACTGCTCAGTTTTAAGGCCATCACGGATTTGCAAAAGACCTTGGGGCTGATCGGGGAATTAAAGGCCAAATACCGGCCCGATGAGCAGACCGGCCAGGCGCCGGGTCTGTCGGATGAAATGGCGGCGGAAATCCGCCAGAAGATTCTGGGAATATGATTAACACCAACCACACCGAATCTCCCCGGCTGCGCACGCCCACAGTGCTCCTGTCTTATCAAAAGGAATGGGTCACTGATAAGGCGGAAGTGGCGGTGTGGGAAAAGAGCCGCCGTGTCGGCGCCTCCTGGAGTGAGGCGGCCGAAGATGCGGTGCTATCGGCCTCGCAAAACGGTATGGACGTTCTCTATATCGGCTACAACAAAGAGATGGCCCTGGAGTTTATCGGCGATTGCGCCATGTGGGCCCGGCATTACAAAAAGGCCGCCTCAACCGTGGAAGAAATTATTTTTAAAAACGAAGGCCGGGACGGCCAGGACATCATGGCTTTCCGGATCAAGTTCGCCAGCGGTTACGAAATCGTGGCCCTCTCCTCCCGGCCCGCCAACCTCCGGGGCAAGCAGGGCAAGATCATCATCGATGAAGCGGCCTTTCACCTTGATCTGGCGGGACTCTTGAAAGCGGCGATGGCCCATGTCATGTGGGGCGGCCAGGTTCGGGTGATCTCCACCCATAACGGTGATGACAACCCGTTTAACGAACTGGTAACCGATATTAGGGCCGGGAAATGGCCTTATAGTCTGCATCGCACTACGTTGGACGATGCCCTGGCCGCCGGCCTCTATAAACGGATTTGCCTGCGCTTGAAAAGAGAATGGAGCCCGGAGGCCGAGGTTGAGTGGCGGGAGAAGATCTTCAAATTTTATGGCGACAACGCCGACGAGGAACTGCTCTGCATCCCGGCCAGCAGCGCCGGGGCCTATCTCACCCGGGCACTCATTGAGTCCTGCATGGACCCGGAGATCCCGGTGTTGCGCTGGAGTTGCAAAGACGGCTTCGCCCAGTTGCCGGATTCGGTCCGGGAAGCGGCCTGCCGGGATTGGTTGGAGGAAAACCCATTACCGCTCCTGGAGGCCCTGCCCCAGGGCCGCCCCTGCTATTTCGGAGAGGATTTCGGCCGCACCGGCGATCTGACGGTGATCTGGCCGCTGCAGGAAAGTAAGACCCTGGTGTGCCGGACGCCGTTCACTGTTGAGCTCCGGAACGTGCCCTTCAAGCAGCAGGAACAGATCCTCTTTTTCATCGTGGACCGGCTGCCGGTCTTCCGGGGCGGGGCCCTGGACGCCCGGGGCAACGGCCAGTATCTCGGCGAAGTGGCCATGCAGCGCTACGGCGAGGGCCGCATCAGCCAGGTAATGCTCTCCAACCAATATTACCTGGAGAATATGCCGAAATTCAAGGCCGCCCTGGAAGACCACACCATCACCATCCCCCGGGACGGCGACGTGCTGGACGACCTGCGGGCCTTGCGGGTGGAAAAGGGCATCCCCAAGGTGCCCGACGGCAAGCGGGTCCTGGGCCGGGACGGCGGCCAGCGCCACGGCGACGCCGCGGTGGCCGGTTTCCTGGCCGTGGCCGCCAAGAACCTGACTCCCTACCAGCCGGTGGAATACGAGACGGTCCAGGCCGGCCGCTTTAGTGAGGAGCGGCGGGGCGGCCGGGGTTATGTGCGGCAGAGGGGGGCGATTTGAAAGCAGTAGCCAGTAGTCAGTTGCCAGTGGCCAGTAGCACAGGTTTCAAACCTGTGCCACCAAAAGAACCGGAACTCACCTGCGATTTGCATCGGCCAGGGGCGGTTTATGTGGGGCGCTGCATCTATTTTGAAGCGCGGCTGGGCCAGGAGGTCTGCAATAACAAAAACGGGCCGCTGTTCTGCCCCACAGGCGGCCGGGAGAACACCAGAATAAGGCCCGCAGGCGGGGACGCCTGCGCCACCGGGAACTAATATGATCCAACTCTATGATTACGCCGGGCGGCCCGTTAAGCCGCCCTCCCGTCCCGAGACCCGGGAGATCGCCGCGGTGTCGCTGCGGGACCGCTGGAGCAATTACCCCTCCCGGGGGTTGACGCCGGGGCGGTTGGCGCAGATATTTACGGCCGCCGACGCCGGCGACCTCTACTCCCAGGCGGAACTGTTCCAGGAAATGGAGGAGAAGGACCCCCATCTGATGAGCGTCATGCAGACCCGGCGCCTGGCGGTATTAGGGGTGGAATGGCAGGTGGAGGACGCTTCCGAGGACGCCCAGGATAAAAAGATCGCCACTTTTGTCCGGGAACAGTTGGAGGCGCTGAAGCTCAAAAGTCTCTTCGCCCATTTGCTGGGGGCCATCGGCCACGGCTACGCCACGGCGGAACCCAAATGGTCCACCGGCGGCTCACCCTGGACCATCGGCGGCTTCAACCTGATCTTCCCGAAAAATATCACCTTCGTCAACTCTCTGGTGCCCCTGGTGATCACCGAGGACAATTCCGCCGGGGTGGAGCCCCGGCCCTTTCAATTGATCTACCACCGGGGCGCGGCCAAATCGGGGCATGACACCAGAAACGGCGTGCTGCGGGTCTGCGCCTACATGTACCTGTTCAAGAACTACGCCCTAAAGGATTGGGCGGCGTTCAACGAGATCTTCGGCATGCCCCTGCGCCTGGGCAAATACCAACCCAGCGCCACCCCGGCGGACCGGGATGCCCTGCGCCTGGCTATCGGCTCCCTGGGGACGGACGCCGCCGGCATCATTTCCGAATCCACCGAGATCGAATTCGTGGAGGCCGCCAGCCGCCTCTCCGGGACCACCAATCCTTACGAGGTGATGGCCTATTTCTGCAACCGGGAGATCTCCAAGGCGGTGCTGGGGCAGACCCTGACCACCGACACCCAGGGGAGCACGGGCACTTATGCGGCCGGCCAGGTGCAGAACGAGGTGCGCCAGGATCTGCTGGAGGCCGACGCCGAGATGCTCTCGGAGACCATCCGGGAACAGATCATCCGGCCTCTGGTGGGGTTCAACTTCGGCTGGGACGTGGCGGAAAAGGCCACTCCCGGCTTCGACCTGCTCATCCAGGATTCGCCGGACCTGAAGGCGGACAGTGAAGTCTTGAAGAACCTGGCCGGGGTGCCGGGGGCGGCGGAGCGCATCCCGGCGAGCTACATCAATGAGCATTTCGGCATCCCGGAACCCAAGAAGGGCGAGGCCACCCTGGGCACGGCGCCGCCGGAGCCGCCGCCGGGCCAGGGAAAAGGGACGGCGGGCGGGGACGTCCGCCCCACTGGCATGCGGGCGGTATTGTCGCTCAGGGACAGCGGCGGCCTGGTGCTCATCCCCCAGGACCAGGAGGCCGTCAACCGCATCCAGGCCCTGGACGACCTGGCGGCCCAGGCCGCGGCCGCGGCCGACACCGAGATTATGCGGATGCTGGCCCCGGTGAAGGAACTGATCGCCGGCGGCCAATCCCTGGAGGAGATCAAAGGGGAACTGTTGAAACTCTATTCGCAAATCGAAGTTGAGGGTCTGGTGACCCTGATTCACGAGGCGAGAATGCGGGCCTTTATGAAGGGGAGATTGACAGAATAATGTAGGGCGGGAGCTATCCCGCCCTTCGGAATGGCGGGATGCACTACGTTTTCCCGCCCTATTAAAACTGGAGGAAGGCAAGTGAAAGAACGCGGCACGGTGAAATGGTTCAACGACGGCAAGGGTTACGGCTTTATCAGCCGGGAAGGAAAGGATGATGTTTTTGTGCACTATAGCGCCATCCAGGGCCAGGGTTTCAAGAGCCTGGCCGAGGGCGACGAGGTGGAGTTCGAGGTGGAACAGGGGCCGAAAGGGGCCCAGGCGGTCAATGTAACGAAATTGTAGGGGCGAACTTTATGTTCGCCCTGGGCGAATACAAGATTCGCCCCTACGGGGAAAAATGGCCCAGGGCAACCCAACCTTCAACTTCGAGGCGGCCCCCTTCCAGGAGGCGGTGGCTTACTTCCTGGCCAAGGGGGTCATGAGCAAAGCGGAGTTCGACAAGTTCATGGCCGCCGAAAAGGCCAAGGCCTTCACCGCGGCCCGAGTCTATGCGGCCGACGAGCTGCAGCGGGTCTATGACGCCATCCTAATGGCCCTGGAGAAAGGCACCACTTATCGGGAGTTCGCCAAGGCCACCGAGGACCTGCTCACTTCGCCCTGGCACCGGGAGACGGTGTTCCGCACCAACGTCTTGAGCGCCTACGGCGCCGGGCATTGGGAGCAGGCCAACCAGATCAAGGAATTGCGGCCCTACGCCCGCTATTCGGCGGTGATGGACGGCCGCACCCGGCCGACGCACGCCGCCCTGCACGGGTTGGTCTATCCCCTGGATCATCCGTTCTGGCGGCAATACTGGCCGCCGTGGGATTACAACTGAAGGTGTGCGGCCATGACGCTATCTCAGTTCGAGATAGAGAAAGAGGGCCTGCAGGTGCAGCACTCAATGGGCGGCCTGCCGGCCCCGGCCAAGAATTTTCAGAGTCCGGCCCAGGGGGGCAAGTGGCAGCCGGACTACGGCAAATATGAACCGCAATTGGGCCGCCAGGTTAAGCAGGCGGTGCAACGGGCCGAGAAGGCCATTTATGAGTAGCACAGGTTTCAAACCTGTGCCACCAGAGGGAAGCCATGAAAAATAGTCTGCTCATTGTGCCCCTGGATCTCCAGGGGCAGGCCCCGCCCCGGCTGCGCATTGTACCTGCCGGCAAGGTGGAACTGCGGGACAAACGTGAACCTTTCGAAGTCACGCCGGCGGCTATGACGGCCATGATTGAATCCTTCAATGGCGACGGCGTAGACCTGGTCATTGACTGGGAGCATAAGACCCTGACCGGTGAGCGAGCTCCGGCTGCAGCCTGGATCAAAGGTTTGGAGGCCGCGGCTGATGGACTCTATGCCTCGGTGGAATGGACCTCTGATGGCCGCGCCGATGTGGAAGGGGGCAAGTACCGCTATCATTCACCGGTATTTAGACTGGACCCTAAAACCCGGCAACCGCAAAGACTGATGCATGCCGGCCTTACCAACACCCCGGCTATCAAGGGGTTGGCGCCGCTCCTGGCCGCCAAATATGGTGAGAGCGAGATCCTGGAATTGCGGGATTTCACTACTGAGGAGCGCAAAAAGGCGGCGGCGGAAGGCGCGGCCATGCCGGACGGCTCCTTTCCCATCATGAACCGGCAGGACCTGGAAAACGCCGTGCATGATATCGGCCGGGCCAATGACCCGGAGGCCGCCAAGAAACACATCATCGCCCGGGCCAAGGCCCTGAACTGCATGGATTTACTACCGGCTGATTGGCCGGGGAGCACTAAAAAAATGGACGGAGGAAAACCCATGAAGAAAGAAATGCTGAAATTGTTGGGGTTCCCCGAGGCTGAGGACAAGCCGGATCAGGAAGTCCTCGCCCTGGTGAGCGACCGTTTCAAACTGGTCGCCGCCCTCCCGGAAATCGCCACGGCCCTGGGCCTGGAGAAACCGGCAGAGGCCACCCCGGCCCAGATCAAGGGCGCCATCCTGGCCCTGAAACAGGGGCAGGAGCAGCTCACTACCCTGCACACCGAAGTGGCGGCCCTGAAGGCGGAGAACGCCCAGGGCAAGGCCCAGAAAGAGGTGGACGAAACCCTGGCGGCCAAGAAGATCACCCCGGCGCAAACCGCCTGGGCCCTGGAATACGCCACCCGGGACCTGGAAGGCTTTAAAGCCTACGCCAAGATCGCCGCGCCGGTACTGGCCACCGAAACCCTGAAGATCAAGACCAAGGACGGCAAGGGCGAAGTGGAACTGACCCCGGACGAATTGGCGGTCTGCAAACAACTGAACCTGACCCCTGAGGCATTTAAGGCCCAGCGGCAGACCCAAGAGGAGGGCTAATCAATGGCTCTAAGTGCTGATCGGGAAATTGTCTTTCGGGAAGGGTTGGACGTGGAATTTCCGATGGCCGCGGTAAAAATCTACGCCGGGTCACTGGTGTGCATCAACGCCACCGGCTATGCCGCGCCCGCGGCGGATACCGTCAGTTTCAAGTTTGTGGGCGTGGCCCTGGAGCAGAAGGACAACTCCGGCGGTTCCCCCGGCGACAAGAAGATCAAGGTGCGCACCGAGGGGGTGTTCGAGTTCGCCGCCTCCTCCATCGCCCAGGCCAGCGTCCTGGCGGATATGTACGTGGTGAATGACGAAACCTTTGACGAATCCGACCCCGGCCAGGGCATCAAGTGCGGCAAACTGGTCAAGGTGGAATCCTCCAGCCGGGGCTGGATTTGGATCTCCAAGGCCTTCGCCTCGGCTTTTGCCGGCGCCGCCGATGCCTTGACGGTGAGCGACGCGGGCGACTTCTTCGCCGCCGCGGTGGCGACGGTGGCCGCCCAGATCCAGGACCTGGCCAAGGGGCCGTTTTTCCTCACCGTGCCGCGCTTCACCGGCTGGACCAAGGACGGCGAGGCCCATGCCATCGTCACCTTGCCGGCCATCGAAAGTGCGGTGCCCTTGAAAATCAAGCGGGCCTACACTTCGGTGTTGACGGCCCCGGGCACTGGCAAAACCCTGGCCCTGACGGTAAATGGCTCGGCCCTGGCCTCCATCGTCGAGACCGCGGTGGTGGGCGAGGCCGAGGCCCTGGATATCGCCCTGGCCAAGGATACCGACATCGTCATCAGCGCCAATGAAACCGCGGCGGGCGCCGGGGCCAACTGCGACATCGTGCTGGCGCTCTACAAAGACGACGGCGAGTAATTAAGTCCGCAGGCGGGGACGCCTGCGCCACTAATAACGGAGGAAAACCGCAATGATCATCAATCAAGACGTTTTGGCGAATATTTACGTGGGGCTGTCCACGGTATTCAACGCCGCCTATCAGGACGGGCCGCCGCCGTGGTATCAGCAACTGGCCATGACGGTGCCGTCCACCGGGGCCTCGATGGACTATAAGTTTCTCCTGGATTTCCCGGGCATGCGGGAATGGATCGGCGACCGGGTCATC